ATGCGGGCTCTTGTAGGTGCCGAGGAAATACGCCCAAAGCACGCGTTGCCACCCTTGGAGGTAGGGGGCGAAGTGGATCCACGCGGTCTCGATGAGCATCGTGATGCGCGCGTTATCGTCGCGATATTGGCCGGGCGTCTCGACGAATACGCGGCCATCGGTGCGGAGGTAGTAGTAGCGCCCGCCGATCACGCGCGCATCAATGCCCTCATGGTTGGTGAAGGTTGACCATTGATTGCGCTCGTAGTCCCACAAGAGCGTGCGGCCCGCGTCGGTGAGGAAAACGATCTGCGATCGATCCGGCAAGAGCGTGGCGCGTGTGATCGTCTGATCGTTGTAGACGTACACATCGGCGCCAATATCTTGCACCTGGCGAGAGCGATCGAGCAGACGGATCCCCTTCTCGCTCTGAAACACGATTCCTACCGGGGCCTGGCAGATCGAGTTAGGCGACTTGCATCCGACGTCGCTCGTGATGAGCTCGGGCGCGCTGAATGATTCCGGGCCCGCGCTCGGGTTGCGGTTGGGGCCTTGTCCAGCGAACCCGTAGATCGCGGTTTGCGCAAAGCCGTAGATCGCGCCATCCATCGCCGCGATTGCAACTACGTCACCGCCATACGGATCGCATTGAGCCGCGAGCGCGATCGGCGCCTCAAGCCCGGTATCCTCGGCGATCTCTTGCGAGAACCGGATTAGTTGCGGGTTCTCGATGTCCGTCCAAAACAGGCGCGATTTACCACCCGCGATCACGCCACCCGCCATCGGGCTCGGATCGTTGGAGAGGATGCCACCGTTGGTGTAAAGCGGCTCGCGCTTGAGTAGCTCGGTGTCCGTTAGGTTATCGGTAAACGATAGCGTATTTACCGTTGGATCGTTGAGGAGGAAACCGTTGTCTCCGGTCTCCTCGGGATCGAGCGAGGTAACGCGATAGAACGGGATCGATGCTGGATCGCCCGTCTGATTCACAGGCGATCGAAACACGCCGATACGCACGTGGCGCTTGGCGGTGAGGCGATACGTGGGGACCGTGAGGTTTACTTTGTGGAGATCGGCGATCGTGACATTGAACTCGCTCGAGACCGGGCCCGGGTGCCATTCTCCAAGCGCATCGATCTCCTCGTAGCAGAGCTTATACCCGTAGGTACCGGCGGCCATGAGGCCAGCGACACCCTCAACGCCAATCGTCACACCGAGGGCAACATCAGGAGCAGTGTGGAATCCAGCCTCCGCCCATCGGCGCCCATCGTAGTGGCTCGGGCAAGCGCCCGCGAGGTAGAGCCCACGCCCAAGCTCCGCGCTTTGATAGGCGCCATCCGCATCAAAATCGAGCGTGGTGAGCTTGATGCCCTCCTCACCAAATTGATCCCCATCCTCGGAATCGAGCTGGATCCGATACCCGATGGTGCACGCATGTACGCGCGCGAGCCCGTTATCATCGGGATCGATCGGGTGGACGCTCGTTACATGCTGGCGAGCGCTGTGGCCGATAAACTGGCCCACGATCGAACGGTAATAACCGGGCGTGATCTCATCTCCACCGAACTCCTCGCCCGAGAGCCGGACGCACACCGCGTACGGGAAATACTGCACGGCATGTCCGACGATCGCATAGACGTTGCCATCGTCAACGAACGCCCGCGAGACGAGCCCGTGACCGAGCAGTGACCGCACCGCCGTCAGGGCCACCGCGTCATCGGTGACGCCCGCCGTGGTGATAAAATTGAGGTCATCGCGTCCATGCGCCGAGCGCTCCACCGCATACCAAGCGGTGCCAATTGCGCCCGTTGCTGCGCCGTACTCGAGCGAGGCACGTAGTGCATCCGTGGCGCCCGCGCCCGTAAAAGTACCGAGCGCGCTCGCGGGATCGGTGGGCGTGATGAAACGGATGTAGACGTTGCCCGCATCCGTCCAGAGCACGGAGATCGTGCGCTCGGTGATGCGGTCCACCGCGCAAGCGATCGGGCCCGAGCTCGTGTCTGCGTACGTGGCCACGCTCGGCAATGCGGTCACGGGCGAGCCGAGCACGCCGCTTGGATGCACATAGCCAACGCGAAAGCCGCCACCCGAGAGAGACCACGCGATCAGTGCGGGGTCGATGTCAGGGTAGAAAGGCGCCGCGGGTGTGGCGTCGTACGCGGGGTTGGTCGGGCTGAGATCGTTGGTGAGCGTTGTCGGGCTTGGTGTCGCGGTGGGTTGCGCGGGATTGACGATCGCCACGGAGAGCCGATTCGCGGTGGGCGTTGCCCAATACACGTGAATCACCTCGCCACACGGGACGCACCGCGGCGATTGCCCGGACGCATCGAGCTCCTGCTCCGCGAGTAGGATCCGCCCAGTGTCCGCCTCGATGACAGAGCAGTAGACGCCACCGCGCGAATCCTCCCAGGCCGCCACAGTTACCCCGCGGTTGGTGGCGTGATCGGAGACCGTTTGCGCGGTGCCCGTGCGCGCGATCGGGCGCTCGGTGGCGGCGACGCTGGCGATCTCGCCCGTATCTGTCCACCGATCAACGCTCGGGCGATACGAGTAGCAACGCTCGGCGGTAAAGAGCATGAGCTCCTCGCCACGTGAGCCGAGCCCGATCGGATCGCCGTATTCATCCGAGCCGCCATCGATCAGGCGAGAGAGCGCCCGATAGCCGTTGCGCTTGGCGAGCGTGCTCTTCTTGATAAACGTCGCATTCTCCAAGTTGAGGAGCTTGGAGGTTGGGACCTGCTTAGAGTCTTGTTTGGTCTCTACGCCACCCTCGAATTGGAGAGCGAGCGGTTGCGGGTTGAGCGCCACGGTTACGCCACCACATCGTAATCGACGGAGATCGCACTGATCGCGGGCGTGGTGGCGCTGTTGGAGAATTGCACCCAATAGGTTTGGGAGTTGGTGGGCGTGAGGCTCGTGGCCGCGATCTTTTTTGCGGTGCCCGAGTTGGAGCCGATCGTCACGCCCGTGGTGGCGAATGCGCGGAGCGCGGGATCCGCCGAGCTCGTCTGATAGAGCACGCACGTTGTATCGGAGCGCGATGTGGTGTCAGGAAACCACACCGTAATGCCCTTGAGGCGCGCGCCCGGTGGCAACACTGGGAGCGGGTGGTACGTCGTGGTGTTGTTGTTGAGAACAATGCCAGGCAGACCGCCCGAGGCGCCGAGTCCGCCCGCGGCGGTGGAGCAGAGGTTGTTAAACAGCGCGGTGCTGATCGTCTTGGTGCCATGCTTGTACGAGCCCGTACCCGAGAGCGTGAGGCTCTCATTGGCGGCCATCTGCATATCGCCAGTGACCGAGAGCGCGCCCGCCGAGCTCATTGCCACGAGGTGCGCGACCGCGGGCACCGCCGCGGGCATCGTGATCGAGTAAGGCGCCGCGAGCGCGGTGGGGCTCTTGAGGGTTACTGCATTTGCGGGCACGGGCGTTGTGCCCGCCGCTTTGTATTCGTAGAGCGCAACGTCCGCCGATTGCAGTTTGGCGAACTGGCGCACGAGCGTGGAGATCTGTTGGCGGAACCGATACGAATCGCTTGCATCGTCGTAATCCACGAGCGCGCTGATCGATGCGTAGTCTCCGCCGATACCGCCTGTGATGGAGACGTTGAGCGTGGAGCCGTCAATGATCTTGACGTTGACGCCTAGCGAGTTGCGGAAATAGAGATTGTGATCCGCGCTCGAGACAAAGATCGCCGAGGAGAGCGCCACGACATCAGCCGCGGCAACCTCGGCAAAATCGAGAGCCTTCACATCGGTTAGCGAGAAATTCGATCCGCCCGAGGCCCACGACACATCCGCGTTGATGTTGAGCGCGCCGCTCGGAATCTTCACACCCTTGCCCGTGGTGTGATCGTGGCCATCGATGCCATCGCCCGTTGCACCGAGCGCCGCGTTAAGGATGGTGTCCCACGTGCCCGCCGAGCCATCCTCGGTAGGTAGCGCGAGGCCCATGTTTGGGGTGGTAGGCATCAGAACACCTCGATCGTGGCTTGGGGTTGCGCGGCGCCGATCACCTGGATCGTGATCGTGCGCTCGTCTTTGGCGGTGACTGCCCACGCATACGTGGCATCGGCCACCGTGGGCGTGATGGAGGCGCCTGTTGGCGTGCGCCCGAGCTGGTGGACGATGCGGTTGGATCCGACAACGAGGTCAACTACGCGCGATGCACGGCCAAGCTGATCTTGGCGTGACACCTGATCCGCGAGCTCGGAGAATGCGCGATCGGCGGCCTCGAAACTATCGATCGCCTGGGATGCCACCTGCGACCGCGGCGGAGGTCGTTTGGGGCGCCGCGTGGGCATTAGAAGTCCCCATCGTCATCGAGCGTCGAGCCACGCGGGCCGCGCGCATCGAGATAGAACGGGTGCCGCGCATCTCGCGCATCGGCGGCGGTGCGGAGCTTGGCCTCGTACGCCTGCATCTTGGCAATGGCGGGCGAGGGATCGAGATTCTGGCGATCGAGAATGTCGCGCCACGCGATCGAGAGAATGAACTTGAGCTCGATCGGCACATCGAACGTGATCGAGTCTGAATCATCCACCAGCGTTGGCTGCAATGGGATGAAGTAGATCGTCAACGTCTCCGCCGATGCGGGCACGGGCGCAATGATGAGATTGCGACCCATCATCCGGTAACGGTAATCGCCGATCGATCCGACCGAGCGCCCCACGTAGAGGTGCGCCGCATCGAGATCGATCGGATCGAGGTTGATGGCCTCTGCTCCATTCGCCATCCAAACGGCGCGGAGCTTATAAAAGGTAGTTGGCAACGAATACGTATCCGTGCCTGCCACGAGCGGAACCGCGGTGCTCGTGGTGTAGTAATCGAGCCACTTCGCCGTCATCACATCGTGGCCCTCAAAGAGCGCATCGTTGATGAGCTCGTTGAGAACGTCCGGTGTGAGGTCCGCCGAGGTGGTACCGGTATCAAAGCCCGCTCGCCGCAACAACGCAGTGCGGAGCTGGGCGAGCGTCTTTGTTACCGCCATCGGTTAGCCGATCGCTCCGGTGTCTGCGATCTCGCAACGCACGAGCACCAGATCACTCGTGCCCATGTCGGTGAGAACACCAGCAGGGGTATACGAGTTGAAATAGATGCGCTTGAGCGATTGATCGATCGAGGTGACAACGGGCGTGAGCGCCGCCGTCGGTGCGCCACCCGCCGCCACGATCACCGCATCCGCATAGAGGATGTGCTTCACGGACTCGGAGAGCGTCACGTAGTACTTGCCAGTGGCAGCGTTATACGTGAGCGAGGCCGCGAAGTTCTCCGCCTTGGGATAGGTGCCCGTGGTGGGCGTGGCCGTGCCGTTGGTGGGTAGGGTGCCGTTAGCCGCGGCGCCACCGCCCAACGCAGCGGCCATGACGACCATGCGATTGGGCGAGAACCCGCGAATAGGAGAATTGGTGCCGCGATTCATGGCGTCCCTTCCTTACGGCAGCTGGCCGTTGACGTTGTAGCCGGGCGCCTTGCACCCGAAGTTGTAGTACTCGCCAATGCGGCCCTCGAACGCGTCCGCCGTTTCAGACACCTTGATGATCGAGCCCGCACGCTTCGTGATGAAGTTGGGGGCCATGCCCGCCGAGAACATCGTGAAGGTATCGAGCTGGAGCATCCACAGGCGCTTTGCCTGGCAGCAACGATCCGAGAAGATCGTGACCTCGTGGCCCTCGATCGTGACCTGCCACCCGCGGTAGCCGATCTGCGCTTCTTGGCCGCCGTAGCCCTGGCCCTTCATGATGACCCACTTGCCCTCGAGCTGCTTCGTGAGCGTGCCGAGTGCGCGTGGGTTAGCGAAGCAGACGTCGGGTTCTGCGCCCATTTCGTCCGCCGCGATCACCATATCGATCAGGGTTTCGTGCGTCGGTGCGCCACCCGTGCCGTCAACGCGGAGACCGCCGAGCATGTCCTCATCGGCCGAGCGCGTGACGTTGTAGAAGGCAGTGCCGAGGCCCGTGGTCGTATCCGGGACCCAATCCGCGAGGCCGGAGCTCGCGAGACCAAAGTCACCGGAGAGGAACACGTAATCGTTTTGCGCCGCCGCCGCGACGCCCGCCGAGATGTTGCCTGTAAACGTGATCGTTCCCGATCGGCGTTGGACGGAGAGCACCTTGAGGGTGCCCGCGCGGAGGGATCCGCTCGTGCCGTCAGTGCTCGCGAGGGCAACGACGTCATTCTTGCGCACGCCCCACGTGCCGCTCGGATCATCGAGCGTCATCACCGCGGTGGCGAAAGAGCTGTTAGTCATGCGGCCGATGAAGCCGCCGCGCGACCGGAAGAAACGGAAGTTGAGGTAGTTACCCTCGGCGCGCATCGCGCGATCGAACTCGTCGAAGGCGGGCTCGAAGGCATCAACGTTGCCCTCGGCGGTCGCCTCGATGACTTCGTTTTCAACCTTGGCCACGCGGTAGTGCTTCTTGCGCGTGACCTGGAATGCAACGAACTGCGATTCGTTATCGGTGTACGCGTTGGCCGTCGTGAAGTCCGACGAGCCGCCGCCTGGATCGGCGTACTGGATCGGCTGGACCCAGTACTTGCCGCCGCCCTCACCCGAGGGCTTGCGGTTGCGCTTCGTTAGAAGGCCGACCGCTTTGTTCTTCTGGTAGGCCATGTTGATAACAGGGCCCGGAGCGTAGTGCTCCTTGAGCATCGGATTGAAACCCGTAGTATCGAGCATTGGGAGAGGTCACTTTCATTCGACCGTTGTCCCTGCGCTCCGCCCTCGCGACGTGACTACTCGTCGTTTGTGGGCTTAAAGGCATTGCGATGCTTTGCCTTGATCGCCCGTCGGTGAGCTTCCGGATCCCATTTAGCGGGTTGCGCTGGCTTGGGTGGCGGAGGCGTCGGTGGTTTGGGCGGCGGCGCTTGTGACCTTGTACCCTGTGGGTCTCCCTGTTTGCGCTGCTGCTGTTGTCCACTCGGCGCATCGGCTTTGCCGGTTGCTGCGGATAGCAGGTGCTTGCGTTTGTCGAAGTACGCAAGCGATTCAGTTTTCAGATAGTCATTTGCGCGCTTCGCGGCCTCCTGCCAGGTGAGCTTGGTGCCATCCGCGGCTTTAGCTGCCTCGACAACATCGAGGATGATTTGTCCGGGATTCGGCTCGGCCACCAACCAAGGGAATCGCTCTACGTGCTCAGCTTTGGAGATCTCCTGTGAAAGGATCCCCATAACCTTTACACGATTCTGCTCCTCTTGTGCTTTTTCTGCTGCGGCGGCCTGTTCCTTGACCGTCCGTTCTTGCTCGGCTTTCCATACCTTCACGCCTTTGCGGGTACGGCGATTCTCAAGCGCATCGCGGACTTCGCGCGGAACATCCACACCGATATGGATGGAAAGATCGGTGATCAGATCTGCGATCTCATCCTTGAGCTCGTCACCATCCGCGGAGCTCCACTTCTTGAGGATCTCCACGATCGCGGGCGCGCCTTTGTCGAAGTAGGTCTCTCGGAGCTTGGCGAGGTCACCCGCGCGCTCCTGCTCGAGTAGCTTGGCCTCGCGGGCCTCAAGCTGAGCTTGGCGATCGGCGATCTCCTGGCGGAGCTTTGCCGTCTCCGCATCGTCCACTACAGGCTTTTGCTCGGGCGGAGGTGGAGGCGGCTCCTCCTTGGCTTTTGCGGGCGTGTCTGCCGTCGGAGTCGGTGGCTCCATCGGCGCATCCTCGTGATCGAGCGGCTCGAGATCGTCCGCCTCGAAGCCGCCCGAGGCCTTGTACTTCTTGGCCATCTCCGCCGCGAGCTCTTTGACCTTGGGCGAGATATGGCGCGTGCCCTTGGATGCACTGATGACGCGCGCGATCGGTCCACCCGCCGCTACACCACCGTCGCTATCGCCATCATCGTAGGCGTCATCATCATCACCGCCGCTTGGAGATTCCACATCACCCGTGGCGCTCTCGGGCTCCATGCCCTCATCGAACGCAACATCATCACCATCATCGTCTGCATCACCTGACATCGATCACCTGTTAGGCCGCGATTGGTAACGGTGGCGCGCCCGGGCCTGCTGGCGGCGGAGCCATCGGTGCGGGCCCACCCATGAGGCCCGGTTGCAGTGTTGCAGCATTGGGTGCAGCACCCATGTTGTTGGCCATCATGCCAGGGAGGCTCGGAGCCGCGTCTCCCTTTTGGGACTTTTTGATCTGATCCTTGGCGAGCTCTATCCATTCGCGATAACGCTCGAGCACCGCCTCAAGCTTCTTATCGGGCTTCTTGGGATTGCGCATCGCCTCCGCCTCGTTGAGCTCACCCTTTGCCATGAGCACACCGAGCGCGAGGTTGGTGTACTGATCCGGTTGGATCTCCACCATGGGCACCTCGGGATCCGCGAGGTATTGCATGATCATATCAAGCTTATGCTTGGGCCCGAGGATCGTGCGGTTGGCTCGGCGGATATCGGGCTCGTCAAATAGGTCAGCCTGGATCGAGGGGTCCGGGATGAGTCCGTTTTTGCCGAGCTCGGCCACTTGGGCCAGGCGGCCCGGGCGTGAATCACTGAGGTAGTTGACGGGCTCGAGCGTGAGCGAGTATTTGCCCGAATCGATCTCCACCTTGTCCCACTCGGTCTCGCGGATCCACGCGGCGAGATCCTCCTTGGGAATCGGATCGGGCGCCTCTTCAAAGTCATGCTCGAGATTGCCGTGGCTCTCATCGTAGAGATCGCGGGCGCCATCCACGAGGCATTGCCCGAGCTCCACGCGGCTTTGCTGCATGCTCGTCTCAACATGCGCGAAGCGATCGCTTTGGATCTCGTCCATGGTGTCGATGGCTTTGCCCGAGGCGTTGGCGCCGAGCGTGTTTTTGCTCATCGCCGCCATCTGCGAAATACCCGACACCTGATACGCCTGTTCGATCAACATGAGCAGGATGCGGATCGCCTGCTCGCTCACGGGATTGGGCGCGACGTAGTGCGGCTCGGGCCCATCGTGCTCGATGACAGCCGGGTGGCGCTTGCGGAGGTGGTGCTTATCCACGTTGGCGCCGCGTTGCACAAAGATCGTGAGAGACGAGCCGTGCTTCAGGCCTTCGCGCGCATCGCGGAGAATGTCGTTGATCTGCTCCTGGATGCCAGCAAGCTGCTCCACGAGGCCGCTCGCACGACCCGAGCCACGTGTGGGTGGACACCATTGCGGGCGAGAGATCGGGAATCGCTCCACGCGCCATCGGCGACGGCAAACGATCTTGCCCTTGATGGTGGCGAGGTAGACGCCATCCTCCGCATCGGGCGCGCTCGGCAGGTGCCAGAACTCGCGAAACTCGATGTAATCGGCTGTGGTCTGCTGGGCGTAGGCAACGGTGGCCCACGCCTCATTCCGCATATAGGCGGGCGCCTCCATGATCTCATCGTAGAACTTGGGGAATCGTGCGGCGATAACGTCGCGGGCCTCGGGCCGCACATGCGCGAGCGATCGGAACTGGCCTTGCTCCGCCTCAAACGGATCCCAAATCAGTTCATAGATCGGGATGCGCTTGGGCCGCATGTCACCGCCGTGCCGCTCGGCTTTCCATACACCATCGCCGCGGATGATCATGTCGCGGAGGATCATCGGCGATTCTTTTTCGATCGCGCTCGAGCCCATCTTGCGGCGGAGCACGCTCGAGACGCTCGTGGCGAACAGTTTCTCCGTCCACCCCGCATCCACCGCCGAGATCATCGGCATGGGGCGGCGCTTGGTGAGGCGCGCGGTGGCCGTATCCACCATGCTCATGATGATGTTCAGGTTGAGGAGCGTGCCGTTGCGGAGGAGTAAGTACTGCCGCCCCGCTTGCGTTGCGCTACTTCCGATCGGGCGCCCGCGATAGATGGCCTCGTGGATGAGATCCATCATCGATTCGGTGGCGTGGCTCGAGCGGAGACGATCGGCCCATGACCATGCCTCGCTCACGCACGCTTGCGCCTCCTCGCATGCCCACCATGCGCGGTTGGCCTCGGGCGGTTGGTCGTTGTCGCCGTCAAATTCACCGCGGCGCCGAGCTCGGATCACCTTGGGCTTAGAGGCGGCGGATCCACGCTTGGCGGGCTTGGTGCGCTTGTATTTGGCCACGCCCCCAAGCTAACCGAGCTAATCCGGAAGGTCTAGCTCGCGCTTGGGAGCCCGCACGAGCCCGTGGCGCTTGAGCCGCTCGATCTCCTCCGCAATCCACTTGTGGGTGTGAGCACGTTGAAGCCCGCCGATACTAGAGCGGTCTCCACGTACACGCGCAAACGATCAACCTGATCACTCATCATCATCCTCCACGGTTGGCTCCACGGTCTCTACCGCGGCGGGTGCGCCATCGCCGCCGAGCAGGGCGCCGCCGAATTGCTCGTAAAGCCCACCCGGGCCTTTGGGCTCCACCTCGGTGCCACGGCGATGGAGTTCGTGGCTATACGCGGCGTTGTCCACCATGACGAGCGAGCACGAGCCCACGGTGATGTGCGTGATATTCACGCGCTCCTTACGAGCCCATAGGATCAGATCCTTGAGGGTGGCCGCATCGGATGCTTGCGGTGCCTTGGTGCCAAGCCGCTCCTCGATCAGCTCCTCGGGAATCTTGAGCCGTGGTGGCAGGCTCTTACGTTTACTCGTGGCCATCGTTCTCGTCTCCTCCATCGCCGCCATCCACGCGCGCGATATCACCAAGGTGCGTTGCAAGCCAAACGCGCCCACGATGACGCCAGAGCAGGCACCCGATCGGCGCCTCTGGATCGCCCTCGATGCGAATTACGTATCCCGGACCGCTGATCTCAGTCCTCGCCATACGCCTCATCGCCTGTATCGTCAAAAGCGGGCTCCCATTCCCGATCGCCGATATGCTCGCCCGAGCGCGCATCGCGTGCCTCTTGTGGCGTGGCGCTTGAGATCGGGATCGCGATGGCCTTGCGGCGATCGATGATCACGCCTGACTTGGCGAGGTAGTGCAGGCGATGGGCATCCTCCATCGTGACCTCATCCTCCATCTCCTCGAGACCGAGCGCCACGCAATCGTCATCGCCGCCAAAGCCGAGCCGATCGAGCTCCTGCTCTCGTCGGTGCTCATGTTGCCAACCGAGCACGGTCTCCGCCTGCTCGGCCATCGTCTCGAGGCGTAGCCTATTCGTCGTCATCGTCATCCTCCTCAGTGGTGCTGTAATTGAGATCGCTCATGGAGTTGGCCTCGGCAGTGAGAAAGTCACTCGAGCCGCCGCCGCCCGACCAATCGCGATGTGTGGCTTCCTGCTCCGCCTCATCGGCGATCGTGGCGAGGTAGCACGCATCGGGATCGGTAACCCGCTCGAGCTTGCGCCGCGGGTTCACACGATTGAGCCACACTTCACGATCCGGGCCTTGGAGATCCTCGAGCTCGGGGCTCTCCTCCTTGGGTGGATCGCCATGGCCAAAGAGCTGATCAACCTCATCCATGAGGCTGAAAAAGGCGGCGGTGAGCTCGGCCATCTTGCGGGCCACGCGCAATCGGGTTTCCTCGTCGATGTCAGCCATCTGCATCCTCCATGATCTCCGCCTCGAGCTCTCGCTCCTCACGTAGCAAAGCCTCTGCCGATCCTTTGGCGGGCTGCTTATCCTCGGGGTGCCATCTGTATTGGTAGCTATGGCGGTGGCCGTAGAGCCCGCCGTCACACACATCGTTGGGCATCGTCGGATCCTCCACTTGGCGCCCGGTGCCCGTCACGATGGTGGCCCATTGGAGCTCGGACATTTCGTTGTAAAGCGCACCATCCTCGCGGAGCTTGAGGTTGCCGCGGTGGATATCCGTATTCATCAAATCGATGTGCGGATACTTGTGCTGCTTATCGGCCTCCAATATGGGCAAGTTATACCGCGTGACCCAATCGGCACTCCATCCTTTTACGGTGGGCTTTGCCGGGCCCGAGGCATCGGCCACGATGAGACCGATATTGACGCTCGCTTGCACCTCGCGGAGGCATGCCACCTGTTGGTCTGATGTCAGGTGGGTTTTGCGCCACGATGCAACCTCATAGAGCGCGGGATCGTGGCGATGCCAGCTCCAGAGCACAAAGGCAAAGGGGTCCGGGTTCCACCCGATATCGCACCCGAGCGAGAACATGGCATCGCGCCAATCGAATGGCAGATCGAGGAGAGCGCGCGGGATATCAGGGAACCCATCGGCTCGCATGCGCGCTGGTGCGTAGATGATCTTGCTCTTGGGGACCTTGTGGAGCGCATAGACATAGGCCGCATCCTCACGCACCCATCGGCCAAAGCCCTCGCGCTGCATGATGGGCGAGTCGATCGCCGCAACCTCGGCGCCGCCGTACAGGGTTTGGAGCGCGATCATGCCCTTGGCCCACCGCGCGCCCATGATGGCCGCATCGATGTCCGCGCTCGTGTGCGGGCCGCTTACCACCTCATCAAAGGCGCCCCACACCGCGAACAATCGCCCCGCGATAACCTTGGCTCGCCCGAAGAATGGGTTGTTTAGCAGGTTCCAGGTGTAGACCTTCCAACCCGGAACACGTTTCTCGAGCTCGGGCCGCGTCACATCCCAGAAGAGGCCCGACATGTTGCGGACCGGGGTGCCCGTCATGCGGAACCGGCCACCAAAGTCTAGGAGCGCTGGAAAAAACACCTCGCGGATCGATAGGCCGAGCTTGGGTGGGATTTTCTGCGCCTCATCCCACGTCACCTTGTTGTAGGCGCCGCCGAGGGCTTTGCGGAGCTCTGCCTCATCATCGGCGCCGCGCAGAAACATCCACCCATCGGTAGCGGTGTTGTGGATGGTGAGATCGGTGTTGTCGATCTCGAGCGGGCCGCCGTCAGCTCGGAGCAGCTTGTTGCGCTCGATCAGCGGCTTGAATCCGTCTGCTCGGTTGCCGATCCATGCGAGCCGCTCGGCCTCTCCGCGGGTGCTGTTGATGTAGAGGCCGCGATAGCCGGGGACTGTGAGCACATCGCGCAAGTGATCGCGGACAACGCCTCGGGTTTTGCCCGCGCGGCGCCCGCATTCAGCGGCGGTGAGCTGAGATTGATCGTCGAAAAACGCGCGCTCCTCGGGAAACCACTCCTCGGTGAGCGCCGCGATGATGTCCGGTTGAGCTTTGCGTTGGAGCCAAGCTGCTACGAGGCGCCGAGCGTGATCCTCATCGGTGAAGCGCACACTCTAGCCGCCCACCTTGGCGATGGCGTTGTTGAGGCCGCCGAGCGCGAGCCGATAGCGCTCTTGCGCCGCCTTGAGCCCGAGCTCAGCATCGCGGAGCCCAACCGTTGCCGAGCGGTACTCCGCAAACGCCTCCGCCGTCGAGCCCGTGAGCGTCTCCATCGCCTCGGTGAGCTCGATGTTGCCCTCCTTGGTGATGACGCCTAGCGTTGCCTTCACCTCGGGCGGATCCTCAGGCGACCACTCCACCATCATCTCATCGAGCGTGCGATTGAGGAGCTTGTCACCCGCCATGACTACTTGCCCGCCTTGGTCTCGCGGGATTCGCCGATGTAGGCCACGTTGGTGATGGGCACGCGGCGCACCTGGCCTGATGGCGTGAACTCACCCTCCGCGTTGGTGGAGCCGAGCACGAGCACAACCCACGAGCCCTTTTCCTCGATGTGCACCTCCTTGCCATGCTTGTCTTGGCTCCAATAGGAGATCGCGTTGTGGACGCCACCCACGGAAACCTCGGCGATAAACTGGATGTATTTGATCACGATTGCACCTGTTGACCTGTGATGCGGTTTTTAACCGCGGTGAGCCATCGTTGCACACGCCCGCGCGAGTTGGTAGCAGCACATCCCGGGCAACATGGCGTGTTGTAGAGCATCGTGGTTGCGAGCTCGTGGAGACACCATCCGCACGTGGTGTCGTTGGCAAACGTGAGCGATTGTTGGCTCACTCGCCACGCTCCTCGTCTGCGGGTTGGGCGGTCAGGGAGTCGATGGCGGCATCCAGTGCTTGCACCGCGCGAGACTCTGGTTCGAGCATCTCGGTGAGACCGACCGCATCGGGTGGGAACGGCGCCATACGCACCGCTCGCCACGCCTTCGCCGCCTCGATTACGGGCTGCCACTTGGAGAGCGTGTGTTCGAGTTCGACGCATCCGTCGTTCAGGTCCTCCATGACCAAGCAAGCCATGTCGGCTTCTGCCCTCGCCTCGTCGCGCGCTTTCTCGGCGGTGGCGAGTTGCTCCTCGAGCTTCGCGATTCGATCGCATGCCCACTCACCCACGATGCACCCACGCCTTAGGCATCTTGGGCTTGGGCTTGTGCGTGCGCCGCGGTTGGATCTCGTTTGGGACAATGCGACCGAGAAGCATCACCACGGGCCAAATCACCACGAGCGGTGCGCTCATGACGAGAACCCATCGAGCGATTTCATCCATTGCTACGGATCTTCCGTGCCGTGGTTGCGGAGGTTCACACCGCCCACCGCCGCGGCCATCGCGCGAATGAGCGAGCCCGAGGTGATGAAGCAATAGCGGTTGCCCTCCGCGTCCGTGAAGTGGATATCCACGATGGGCTTACCCGATGCCATGCCTTGCTCGGTGATGATCATCTCGGGCGCGCGGAGCTCGATCATCGGCTCGGTGTACCGCGGCGCAACCTTGCCAGGCACGAGCTTGATCGTGACGTGATCGGGCTTGCCCGTTGAATCGGGGCCGCCCATTACGTCTGATCCTTGTTGATCGCGATCATCTCCTCGATCACATCGGGCGGAGCGTTCACCTGCTTTAGATCGGCGATGGTTCGATCCATGCCCTCGCGGTTTTCGTAGACGCTATCGGGCACCGCGAGCGATTGCGGGACGATATCGAGGAATGCGCCATCCATACCCACGAGGTGCGATTGGCGCGGCAACCCGATCACCGTGGCCACGATATCGTTCTCGGGACACATGAGCAGGAGATCCTCGTTGCCTTGCTCGTCAAGGAGCGGCAACGCGGCGGGCGCATTGCGCGGCACTGCCACGATATCGCCGACCTTCACGTGTACCGGGATCATGCGGCCATCGGCGTTGTAGCGCCCGGGGCCCACTGCGATGACCTCGGCAAACGTGAGGCCCTTTTGGCGCCGCGCGATATCGGGCACGAATAGCCCGCCCGCGGTGGTTTTGCGCTCTTGGATCTCGCGCATGATGACGCGGTTGGCTAGTGGCTTGTATTCCATTACACGCCCCTCGCAATGAATGCACGCACCGCTGCATCCTTGGACTCGAGGAGCTTGCGGAGGGCCACCGTGCGCTCGGGGTTGCGCGGGATGTTCTCCACGATCGATGTGGCGAGCAGGTGGAACGGCCGTGAAATCTCCTGCATCGGTGGCGGGAGATGCCCATACGCAAAAAACTGCATGATGTGCTCAGGCGGTGGTTGGTGTGTCTGCTGTTGTGGCTCTTGCTCTGGCATCTCTACGCTCCCAAAAACTCGGTGACTGGTAGTGATATCGCGCTCGGCCACCGCTCGAGCAGGCGATCAGAATCTGGCCCTCGCATCGTGTACACGAGTTTGCCTTTGTCTACGGGCCAAGCCTTACGATAAAGCGCAGACGCGATCCCGCGCAAGCGCAACTTATCGCGTACGTATACATAGTGGATGATGCGCGAGCTCGGCATGGGCGTGTAGCAGATCCATCCGAGGATCGTATCGATGGAGCTCGGCTCCACCGCGAGCAGGAGCCTCACCGCTGGATCATCGAGCATGCGATCCACGAGCGCGTTAGCCTCGCTCTTGGTGTTGCCGCGCACCTGGATGAGCGAGTTCACCCACGTGGACGCGATGTAGCTCTGATCGGTTGGCCGCGGGCGGCGGATGTATACGCGGTAGTCGCGCGCCTCGGTGATTTCGATGTCAGTCATGATGAACCCGCGCAACGGTAGATGATGACGCGACGATCCATGTCAGCGATCGGATCGCTCACGCTGCTGTATCGCACGCCATTGAGAGTGAATCGCGCCTGGCATTGGACGAGCTGTAGCAACATCGTATCGGTGACAGGCTCAAGCACCACGATGCGCATGACGCCAGTGCTGTAGTCCTCGAGATGGAGCTCGATGGGCCACATCAGTGACTCGCCGCATCCGTGCGCCCGGTGAAGTGGTACTCCCACGACATATCGGGCAGGTTCTCGCCACGTTTGTACTCGGCCATGTTGTGCCGATCGTAGGTCACCCACATCGTGGGCGGTGCGTGCGTTTGATTCTTGTGCTCGGTGCCCTCGAGCGGGCCATCAACGAAACGATGGATCATGGCTTGTCCCTCGATGGAGGAGCAACGCACTCGATGTGCGCGTGTTGCTCTCGGCGTCCGGCGATGCGTAGCTCATAGACCGTGCCGCCTTGCATGATTGCCTTGCAGCACACGGGGCAGATTCGCGGCCATTCCTCGCGTACCTCATCGCGATCGAGCGGTACTGGCCTCAACGCGATCTCATACTTACGGATGAGCGCCTCAATACCAGGTGCAAGGGCATACGCCGATGGCGTGTCGGTGCCCTTTGTTGCTCCGATGATCGTTGCGGCGATGTCACGCTCGAGCGCATCAAACGGCTCGCGTAGTTTGCTCATGGCTTGCTCCGCGTGAAAGTCACATCGCTGTGAGCCGCTGAGCTCGTGGCAATAGCATTCGAACTCACGGCTCACTTGCTCCACTTCACGAGCTTGGGCTCCACCTTGTGCGCCACGTTGGTGCGCAGGCGATCCCAATCGTAATGCGAGGTGATCGGGATCGTGATGCGCGAGAGGCGCTCGCCCATGAGGTTGACGAGTCGCTCACAAGCCGCATCGCGCATCATGCGCTCCCATGCTTCACCCGAGACGCCTTGCTCTTGGATGCGTTGCGCCAGGCGGATGAGATCATCCTCGGGCGTTGGTTCACTCGTCATCGTCATCACCCATCAAGCCCGGTAGGAACGCGTCGGGATCGGTCTTGGACGCGGGTATCACATCGGGCTCGAGATCGATCTTGATCGGCGTGCCGCGCGGCACTGTGAAGGTTGGCGGATTCGGGTCCGCTGGCACCACCACATCCGCGGGTGGTTGCTGCTCCACATCGATCGCGCGTGCCTTGAGTAGCTCGCGGAGCTCAGCGATTGGCATGCTCTTGATCGTCTCTCGCACGAGCTCGTCGAGCCCCGCTTTGAACGTTGCATCATCGAGCGGGGCGCCGCCCTTGCCCACGCCCATCGCCGCTCGAGCTCGTTGCTCCACGAGGAGATTGCGCACCGCGCGCTCGTAGAGCTTGAACGTGTCGCGGAAATCCTCGTTCGGCAGAATCGGCACGAGCATCTCGTTGCCGTCCTTGTCCACAACGGGATCCTCGAGCAGACGCCCGCTCTCCATGTCGCGCCCCACAACGCGCGTGAGCTTGGTCATCTTGGGCCTGCGCGCCATGCCCGGTTTCTCGGGCTGCTCCTCGGTCTCGCGGAGCCACATGAGCAAGCGATTACCGAGCCGATGCGCGATTTGATTCAGGCGCCCAGCCTCGATCTCGAGCGGGTGCTTGCGGAACCGAACACCACCCACATCGGGGTTTTCGATCGGCGCGAGCGCTATTGACGGGGCCTTACCTGACGCCACGACACCACCTTGGCGGAAAATTAATCCGGATTGCAAGCACCGCCGCAACCTGTGAGGCGGTTGACTGAAGAAAATCCGGATTTGTGATAGATGAGATCACTCGTTAGCGCTCTGCGGGCCGCCGTTTTCGGTTACCTCGACACTCTCCGAAGGCACCTCTTGTCCGCGGGGCACTGACTTTGGAACCTTCGCGCCCGCCGCATACCAAGCGCGGAGCATGCTCACGCTGACACCAAGCGCCGAGGCCACCACATCGAACGTGAGCCGCGGATTCTTCATCTCGCCCACGAGAAACCGCTTGAAGCTCAGCGGGACCATGCACTTGACGTGGCCGTCTGCGATGGAGCCCGCCCAAGCGATCCAAGGCTCGTTGCAGTAGCGGCAAATCCCATCGGGTGCCGCAGGGTGATTCGCGAGCCACACCAATCGCGCCTCGGTGTAGGCCAAGCGCAAACCCACGAGGCTCACAGGCGGCTCCGCGGCTTGACGGTCGCCACCTGATTGCGGGCCTCGATGGAGGCCAGGAGCTCCGGGATGGCCGGATGCCCGAGCTCGCGGAGTTGCTTGAGAGCCTGGCGCTCCTGCTCGGCGCCAAGGCGGCCCGCTTTTAGCTCACGGATCACCTTAGCGAGCGCATCGGAGTTGCGCCGATTCTTGGCACCCTGGCAATGCGGGCATTCCTTCAACATTCGGATCGCGTAGGATCGGTTGCACTGCGCGCAGACGCCCGAGCTCTGCACGTTGGGCGCGGGTGTCGCGATCTGCGCGCTCAGGGCGAGCCAGGGGCCTTTTCGAGCAACCTGGATGGCCTCATCGACGCGCTCCGCGTAGCCGATCGCCTCCCGCGGGCTCTCATCGTCCAAACGCTCTGCTGGATGTGGAGCATCATCGCCGCCGTAATCATCCACCCAAGTGTCTGCATCCTCGTGCTCATCTACGCTGTGGTCGTTGTCATCCATGATGGCTCCTCCCATTCGGGACCTGTGAGTGTTGCTGCGTTGCGCTTGGCCTCATCGGCGGAGACGAGCCGCAAGAGCGGCGGCGCTTGAGCCTGCTCCTCCTCGGGCGGCGGGCCTGGTGCCCACGAGCGAGCCGCATCGAGGTATTTCTCGATGGTCTCCGGGCCAAAGAGCGTCTCCGGGCGGAGGCAATGGTGCATCTTGGGATTCCCCTGCCACTGTAATTTTTCAGCGCAGTACCCGATCACCCGACGCATATCCCACTCCGTGACACCTTGGCGCAGGCGGGCCACGATGAGGCGCGTGTGTTTCTCGCCGCCGCGGTAGGCCACGCCACTCCGTTCCGAGAGGCGATCGAGGATCGTGCGAACGGTTGCGAGCTCCGCGGCGGTTGCGCCCTTGCTCGCATTGGTCGCCTTGACCTTGGACTTTGTGACCGGAGACAAAACAAGCGGCGGAGCCGCGGTCTCTGTCTCTGTTTCCGATCTCTTCTCTTCTCCTCTCCTCTGATCTGATCTCCTCTCCTCTGATCTTGCTGTTTCATGCGTTTCATCGTGTTGCACTGAAACGGGTGCAACGTTTCGCAACGTTTCATCCTGTTTCGTGCGCTGTTCTTCTCGCCACTTACGCACCCGATCGGTGGATTTTTCGCGCCCCCACTGCTCCTCATCCCAGCCGACGATAAGAAAGTGATCGCCGTCATCGCGTAGCAGATCAGCGCGGAGGCATGCGGCCACACCCTCCGCGGCTTCCACCTCAGTACGCATGAGTTGATCGGCCACATACCAAGGCTCGAGCTCGAGCTTGGGGATGCGCCCGGGCGTTTTGATGTTGGGCTCCGCGTTGCGGCGGAGGGCGAATAGGAACACCTCGCGGCCCATCGCCCGCGCTTTGCGGATCTTGGGATGGCTATCGAGGTTGCTCGCTACCTTGCACCACGATTGCGACACTCTAGGCCGCCTGCCTGACGGTCTTGGCCGCGCGATCGAGGCGCTCTAGCAGTCTGTAAAGACTGTAACGAGTCAGACCAAGGCGGCGGGCCATCTCCGCCTTGTTGCCATCGCATAGCGAGACAACATGGCGCACGTAGATCGTCTCCAATTCCTCAAGTGTCAGGTTATCGGGCACATGTAACGTTTGAATCCCCATCGGGACCTGAATACCAAACCCGCACACCGTGGCGCAAGTAACTAAGTGAAGAAACGCACCCCGCGATCTCTCGCCACAATCCGGATCGGGAGTGAGCTGCTCCCGCTTGACATTTGGTTATCGTGTGACGATAACAATGGTCCATGCCTCAACAACGCCAGGATATGCCGAGTCAGATTCCGGATTGCAGCGTGCCTAAAACAATCCAAGCCGAGCGGATTCGCTTGTGGCGCCTCTTTGATCACATCGCGGATTGCCGCTGCGATGCAGACATCTACATGGACAAGGAGCCGCACGCGCTCCCGGTGCTCCGCGATTGGGCAAACGATCGCATGCGCGGCATTGACGTCATCCAGCACCCACCGTCGGACAACGCGCCCGCGTTCACCGTCTACAAATGCAACACGGGCCTCGGGGTGATCACGATCTTCTCGGAGATGCCCACGTGATTACCGCCGACACGATCACGGATGAGCAGATTCTTGCCTTGCGCGATAGCGTTGCCCCGTACGCGACGCCAAAGCCGCGCGCCGAATGCAGCGCCGACGATCTTGCGGTCATCGACGCGTGTGATCGCGCTCTCACGCCGTACCCCGAATACGCCGAGAAGCGCGCTGCAGCGCGAATCCGCTGCGCCGAGATCCTCAACGCACGGAGCGCCAAGTGATTACAGCCCGCGAGATCGAGGAGCTAAAGGGACGCCTCGCGCGCATCACGCATGGCGCATGGGTGGTGGCCTACAACGCGAGCAAGGAGCCGCGCATCGAGTCATCCGTTGGCGTGGTGGTGGTGCCGTACTCCTACACGATGACCAAAGAGGATGCAGAGGCGATCGCCGCGATGCACGAGGCGTTGCCCAAGTTGCTGGCGGCGCTTGAGAGCAAGGAGCGCGAGCGGCTCGATGCGGTGCACGCATACGAGCGCGCACACGATGCCCACATTGAGACCATGCGTAAGACGCTCGTGGAGGCGGGGAAAACAACACAGGCAATCAACGATGCCTTGTCTCGAGCCAACGAGCTCGTGGACCGCGCTAATCGTGCGGAGCGCGAGCTCGCCGCGTTACGCGCAGAGGTTGACCGCCAACGCCCGCTCGTGGACGCGGTGGCCGCGTGGGGGCGCAACCGCCACTCACCGCGCCTGCTCGCGGCGCTCGATCTCTACATGGCGTTGAGCGGGCAGTGATGGAGGCGATCGTTGTTGTGACCGTTGGACTGTTAGCGCTCGCGGGGTTGCGAGCAATTCAAAGGAGCGAGTGATGCCACCGTGGTTTGCCAAGTTGATGAATGAGTGCGAGTCGATCGCGCTCGATAACCCGATCGATCAGGCGCGATTGTGGGCGGCGCTCAAAGCCGCGTGGCCGCGCAATGCGATCGAGGCGGTGCTCCTCGAGTGGGTGCCCAATGACGTGAGCGATCAAGATGCTGAGCAGATCGCCGCGGGCATGCGCGATGCGGTGATCTCCGCGCTCGAGGAGAGCTAGATGGCCAAGGACACCTACAACGCCTTGCGGCGCCGCACCGCAATCGCGGAGGGACGTTGCATCAACGGCAAACTGCACGCACTGCCCGAGATCGATCCGCGCACGGGCAAGCGCCGGATCAGGTGCGAATGGTGCGACCGCGTGCACGCGATGGGCGTTGTAAAGGCGCTCGAGCTCGCCACGGATCCCGCCGAGCCGCAACCTCCACCGGGCGCACGCTACGCCTATCGGCGGGCCTCGTGAGCTTTTGTGCGGTGTGCACGAGCGAGCGCGGGCCCTTTGTGCGGCGCCCGCTTGGTCGAAACGATGCGCTCGTGGATGTGTGCAAAGACTGCAACGAGGAGCCCGCGGTGGCCAAGTCCGGGCCCGAGCGTGGATATGAGATCCGTGAGGGCATGAGTAACGCAGAGATGGGTGCCCGTATTCGCGCCTACGCGCTGGAGGCGAGCCCTCTGGAGATTCACTCGGGCTCGATGCCTCAGACGTGGCGCTCGTTTCGTGACCGCACGCATGGGTGGATCCTTGTCCGCGTTAGAATCAAGGATGCGATGGGTAGAGCTCGCGATCTCGGCGAGGCGGTCAAGGGCATCCTCGATAAGCCGTGGATCTCCGAGGCCCGCTACCTCGGACATGACAGTACCTACTATTGTTTCGAACGCCCCGATCCGAGCGTGGCCGCCGAGCTCCGCAAGCCGAGTGAGAATCCGCTGATCTCTCTGGAGAAGTTCCGCTCCGCTTAGGGAACGATGCGGAGCGCGTGAGCCTTGTGGAAAGGCTTTGGCCACCGCTCGTTGTGCTTGTCCATGGCGATCGCAAAGTCCTCGGTCACCGCGGGTACGCGGCTATTAGGGCCGTGAGCGTGGAGCACGATGACGCCACTGTACGGGCCGCCCGCGAGCGCACCGCGTGGATGCTTCACCATCTGCACGTGGCCGATAAACGTGTGCACCTCGCCATCATCCGCATCCCTGATCCGGATCGTGGGATAGGCGAGGAGATCGGCAGGTAGCAGCGGCTCGCCATCGGGTACGAGCGTGAAGAGATCGCGGTTGGCGATCGCGTCCTTGATTCCGCTGTTGGTGTTTATGTCGTCGGTGACATCGGCAAAACGCTCCCATCCGTGCGGCAACGGCCCGCGCGCAAAGCCCGGGCGATGCCTCTTTACCTCGAGCGCCGCGCACATCGCCGCGCCCGCGCAATCCCACGGGCCATGTAACCCATCGGCATGGTGATCGCCGGTTCCGAGGATGTAGGGATAGGGCATGCCGCACATGCGGATCATGTTCTCTAGGGCTTTGGTGGCGGATACAGGGCGAGGATTCATTGATGAGATCTCCCAGTGTCAGAGGTACGGATATGATTATTGACAGACGATACTCAGCGTGTGATTACGCATAATGGAGGATTTGATGCGCACCACTAGCAACGATACCAAAGACGATGACGTGGCCGAGGACTTTGCTCAGTTCATGGCCGAGTTCGCCCATGGCTCGGTCAATAGCTCGCTCTCGGCTCAGCTTCGCGACGTGATCGCGACGTGCCGCAAGAATGGAGGCAAAGGCTCGGTGACGATCCGCCTTGATGTCGCGATCAAGGGCGAGATGGCCACCATCGGGCTCAAGGTCAAAACGACCAAGCCAGAGCCCGAGATGCCCGGCCAAATCTTTTTCACCACCGAGGATGGCGCGCTCGCCACGAGCGATCCCCGTCAGCTCAAGCTACCTACTCGCGTCATCGACGCACCGTCCAACGTCCGCCACATTTCGGAGATCAAGTAAGCCATGGCACTAGCAGACCAAAACATCGCGCAACTCTTCACCGATGCTTTCGAGTCCGGAAAGCTCAGCATGGATCCGCGGAGCCGCGTGGCCATCATCGAGGATCCAGACTCCAAGCGATCGATCCCGATCGTCATCGATGAGGATGGCAACGGTGGCGTGCACGTCATCGTTGGCGAACGGATCGCCGCCTACCTCGAGCACACCGCGGACAAGCCCGCGCGCGCCAAGGGCACCTCTACGCTCCTCGATCTCGCCTCGTTTTGCGATCACGTGAATCGCTACAAGAGCGCCGCATCGGTGGTGTACGCCGATGTGATGGCCTTCTCGCTAACCGCGGTCTACAACGAGGCGATCGATCGCCTGAACCCCGCGTGGCGCGATCATCGCGCGGTGTACACGTGCCCGCGCTCGCCGCAATGGATCGTGTGGACGAGCCGCGATGGCAAGCCACAAGAGCAAGAGGAGTTTGCGGACTTTATCGAGGCGAACTTGGTCGATCTCGCCGCCACCAAGGGATTCCCCACGCCCGTGGATGTGCTCCAAGTGGCGCGCGATCTGACGGTGCTCACCAAGGGTACGTATCAACGCCAGATCAACCCCACCACAGGCGCCGGTATCCTCGTGTGCAAAACCGAAACGGAGACCGGATCGACCGAGATCCCGCGCGCGTTTGCTCTCGCGATCCCCGTCTTTGACGGCGGCGCCCCGTATCACGTGGAGGCCCGGGTGCGCTTCACGTTGGCCAACGGCAAGCCAACATTCTCGTATCAGCTCCACCGCCGCATCGAGATCGAGCGCGATGCCTTCTACGATGCGCGCAAAGGCGTGGAGCAGAGCACTGGACTTCCGGTGTGGGCAGGCAAGGCGTAGCCATGGGCCTCGAGTGCGATCCGATCGTGGGGCGCGGTTGCTACGTCGCGCACGGGCCGCACCGCAAATGCCTGTGCATCTGCCACGAGGATGCGGGCACGCTCGAGACCGTGCACATCCAGATCAAGCCTTGGGTGGCGCGGCGGCTCGATGAAAAGACGCGCGAGCTCGGGCGGGCCGCGGTGGATGCGGCGATCGAGCGTCTCATCATCCAAGCCCTCGATGACGCTGACAAAGATACAGCGCAGATCTCGAGCCTGTTCGGACCTTGACAGAGTTATCGTGCGGCGATAACTTGTCTGCATGGTGAGTGACACCCGCCCGCGCTACCCGTACCTCCTGCCCGATGGCCGCACCATCCGCGTGATCCATGATCACGGTGAATTGCCTCGCCAGACCGTCACCTACGATCTCGGCGGTGGCCAGATCGTGATCGCAATCCTGACATCCATGGAGCCATGCAAATGACCGATATCGCCCTCCAAGTTTCGCAAACTCGCGCCGAGGGCCTGATCGGCGCCTCCGATGCTGCCGCCGCCCTCGGGCTCGATCAGTACAAGGCGCCGATCACGTTGTGGCGCCAACTCCGCGGCCTGCCAACGAACGATGAGCGCCCCGCGTTTGTGCAGGAGGCCGCCGAATGGGGCCAGGCGCTCGAGCCGATCATCCGCGGCAAGTATGCGCTCGAGAAAGGCGTGCTCGTGGCAGTGCCGCGCATGTCGGTTGTGCGCGATGCGTGGCTCCGTTGCACGCCCGATGGATACGTTGGCCCGCATGATGAGGATGGCCCGGGCACCAAGGAGTGCGATGCGATCGGCGATCTCTGGTATCCGCAAGAGATCGCAAAGGGCAACATCGGGCTCCTCCAAGCCAAGACCGCCTCGCTCTACAAAAAAGACGAGTGGGCGGAGGGTGTGCCACCCAACTACGAGATCCAGGTACGGGTGGAGATGGCGGTGACAAACCTGCCTTGGTGCGACGTCTCTTGCCTCATCGGCGGACAACACCGCGTCACGTATCGCGTGGAGCGCGAAAGCAAATACGAGGAGCCGATCCTCCGCGATCTCCGCGCGTTTTGGGAGCTCGTGCAATCGGGCAAGGAGCCGAGCGTTGATGGCTCGGTGGCGTGGCGTGAATACGCGAGCTCACGCATGCGGCCAACGCCCGTGGTGCTCGATGCGGATGAGGAGACTGAGGCGCTCGTGGCCAATTTCATCACCGCCAAACGCTCCAAGGCGGAGCTCGAGAAAGCGGAGAGCGAGTACAAGACGCGGCTCCTGATCCGCCTCTCGGCGGCGGGCGCCACAAAGCTCCGCTCGCGCCATGGCGTGTTGACCGCGTACAAGGTTGGCGCCAAGCCCTCGTGGAAGGATTACGCGATCAGCCTCGGCGGCTCCGCCAAGGTGCCCGAGCAATTCAAGGGCGCGAGCAACACGTGGACGATCAAAGCGCCCAACGAGGAGGATTAGATGGCGGGCGAGGCGACAAAGGAGATCGCGGAGTGCGGATCCTGCCCGTTCCTTTCTCGTGATCGCGGGCAGTGGCTCTGCGATGCGGGCCACGATTTTGGATCCGGATCCGCGTGGGACGGGTATCCGCGCGCGCTCGCCGCGATCTGGCAGGCGCCGCCCGAGTGGTGCCGCTTGCGCCAGGAGTCGATCACGATCCGCCTCGCCATACCGAAGGAGACCTAGTGCCGCGCGAGTCTCGCAAATCGTGGTGGGTGCGACGTTGCCGCATGGCGATCTTGCCGATCGTCTCCTGTTGGACGCCCGAGACCGGGATTGAGGAGCTCCGCAAGCGCCTATCCGCCGCATACCCATTCGGCGAGCGCAAATATTGGCCGTATAAGGTGTGGCTCTCCGAGGTGAATCGAACGATCGCCGCGGTTGAGCGTCTCGAGGAGCACAACCGCCTCGTGAAACAAGGGCTGTTTGACTCACCTATCGAGCCGCGATAAAAGGAACTATGGCCAATCGAAACGACTACGTGAAGTCCGGGCAAGCGCTGCAAACGCAGCAAGCCAACACCCCGCAAGCGCTCATCCAACGTCACAAGTTGTTTTTGGATCAGCGGATGAAACAGATCCAGCAATGGGTACGTGAAGGCGTGCGGCCCGAGGCGCTTGCTCGGTTCACCCTGATGGAGATGAGCACCAACGAGAAACTCCGCGCCTGCACGCCCGATAGCATCTACCTCGGGCTGCTCGCTTGCGCGGTGACGGGCCTCGAGCCCGGATCGCTAAAAGGCGAGGCGTACCTAGTGCCATTCGCGGGCAAGGCTCAATTTATGCCCGGGTGGAAAGGGCTCGTGAAACAGGTGCGGCGCTCTCGCGACGTAAAGGGCATCGTGGCCAACGTGGTACGCGAGCGCGATACGTTCGATCTGGATCTCGGCACGGCCAAGAGTCTGATCCACAAGCCAAAGCTCGGCGGTGATGAGGGCCGCGGTGAGGTGATCGGCGCCTACGCCATCGCCACGCTCGCGGGCGGAGAGCCCGAGATCGAGTGGATGGATCGCGCCGATCTGGACAAGATCCAGCGCGTGGCTGAGCAACGCGGCAAGTCACCCGCGTGGGCAGGGTGGCAAGATCAGATGCAACGCAAGAGCGTGATCCGTCGCATCGCCAAGCGCCTACCGCTCGGCTCCGATTACTACGTGGCGCTCGCGCTCGAGCAGGCCCACGATGAGGGCCGCGAGCAGGCGGAGGTGCTCGATATCGAGACCGATGGCGCCGCCACGCGCGCACAAGATCAATCCGAGGCCGCGCCCGATGTGGAGGAGCGAGCTTTCAACCCCGAGACCGATACGCAAGCGTAGGAACGATGACCATGGCTAAGAAAAAGACATTCCCCACCGGCAACCGCAAGATGGCACCCAAGCGCAAGCGCGCCGATCGCGCGCGGAGGAGCAAGCGCACGGGCCCGCTCGCCGCGTGGCTCAAAACGAGCGAGCTATCGCTCACCGAGTTTGCGGGCCGCGTGAAGATCGACGGCAAGGCAATCTCGGTGCAACACGTGAGCAACCTCGTACACGGGCACACCGCACCGAGCCGCGTGGTCGCAGTGGCGATCGAGGAGGCCACGGGCGGAGCGGTATCCGTCTCTAGCTGGAGCTAGCGATGCCATTCGCCAAGGGCAATAAGATTTGCGTAGGCCGCGAAGTGAGCGAGGAGACGCGCGCCAAGATGAGCGCCGCCACCAAGGGCAAGCCACGCGATACCTCGCATCTACAAACGCCTGAGGTGCGCGCCAAGCGGGCCGCCTCTCAGGCGGGCGAGCCCGGGCGATCGGCGATGTGGGGCAAGGCTCGCAAGGTGGGCGACTGGGAGACCGATTGGCACTTCCGCGAGATCGGGCGCCTCATTCGCGAGGCTCGCAAGGAGCGAGATATCCCGATCGATGAGCTCTCCGAGGCCACCGGGATCGGCAAGACGACGATATCGCGCATCGAGAATGCCAAGAGCCGCCGCGCGCGGAACCTTGGCCCAACTGCAAACGCAATCATCCGGATCGCGCTCGCTCTCGGGGTGCGGCCATATGAACTGATGCCATGAAGCGACACCGCCACGAATACAGCCGCCTGTGGACGCACTTCGGACCATTCGGCGATCAATCGGTGCATCTCCACCCGTGTGTCCACGGAGATGGCGGTTGCTCTCATGTCCTCATCGGCAACGGGCGCAACTGCGATGGCGAGTTAGCCAGGCACGCGCGCAAGGATCTCAGCGATGAATAGCTACGGCAAAAAGAGAGACGCTTGCGAGAAATGGATCGTGAAAGCCCTAGAATCCGCGGGTGCCACTGTCTCCAAATTGGACGGCAAGGGGATTCCGGATCTGCTCGTCGGGTACCGCGGGCGCACGTACCTCATGGAGTGCAAGGATCCCGTCAACGGCAAACGAAACAGCCGATCGGGCAACGCGGGCAAAGCCAACGAGCTTGGTCTCCGCGATTCACAGTGGGATTGGTGGCAGGCGTGGAAAGGCGCGCGGCCCGCGATCGTCACCACGCCCGCCGAGGCGCTTGCGGTGCTTCTCGATGGCCAGACGATGCCAGGCGAGGGTGTGTTTCGTGGACCGATCAGTGATCCGGGTGGAGAGTCGTGCTCGGCGGAGACGATTTTGGAGCGCACACGCCGCGAGCTATCGCGAGAGTGACCTCAAGTCGCTCAACGTACGCCCACACCTGCTCGAGCTCGTCACTCGGGCTTTTCCAAGTCGTCGGGTCCGGGCGTTGCGGGTCCGCTGGGAACTGACACCGGAGCGTGACCACTGACGGTGGCGGAACCGGATCCGGGTTTTGCGGGCGGGCGGGCCCATCGTGACAACACGCGGTCACGAGCACCGCTAGCAGGCAACTGACTGATGCTCCCAAGTAGGGCCTCGGACATCTCATTGGCGGCTTGCTCCTGCTCGGTGGCGCGCTGTTTCCAAGACTCTGCGCTCGTGGTGGCCGCGAGGAGCTTGCCCTCAAGGAGCGAGATTCGCGCGGCGCATTCTCCGAGCTTGGTCTCCACCTTGACGCGCTCGCGCATCGCATCGGCCACCTCGTGCTCGGCGCCGAGCGCACTGTGGTGCATGAGATAGAGCACGATCGCCACCGCGATCACGCTACCTGCGCCCGAGATGAGACCGATGGCGAGCTCCACGACTTACTCCTTGGTGACAACAGCGGTGGCCGAAAGCGTGTCCGGCGCCGAGGCCTTAGCGTTGGCCGCCTTGACCTGGCCACGCGAGACCGAGTAGCCCGCGTTGGTGAGCGTCATCGCCGCGAGCGCCGCGATCTGCGCCACGAGGCCGCCATCGCCGATCGCGCCCGCGAGGAAAAGCAGCGAGAGCAACTGCGCCGCCGCCGTGAGCCAAAATTCAGAGGTATGCCATCCGGTCTTTTTTGGGTCCGCCATCCGGAGACGATATCACGGGCGCGTTTTTTGACGGCTCTTGAGATATTCGCCCGAGATCACGGGAACACCCTCCACCGGGGTGCGTTCGAACCGATCTAGCACCGCGTCAAACTTGCCGTGGAGGCTCGCTACCCCCGTGGCCATCTCCTGGTGACTGTGGAGATCTTGGGTGCGGTGATCATCGATCTTGGTGCCGAGCGAGCTCAACGCGGCCACGTGCGCATCGGCTTTGCGCTCCTCCACGTTGAGGCGCCGATCATCGATCTTGGCGCGCTCCACCGCGATGCGCTCCCATGCGGCAACGCCAAGTCGGATCGCATAAAGGAAAGCCACAAGCATGACGCCCGGCAAACCCGCGTTGATGGCTAATTTCTCCCAGGCATCCATATCGGTCTCCTTTACGTCAGCGGCTTGTTTCTATGCCCCACCAACTCGCCACCAGAGCGTCCCGGTTCCCGCGGTGTGTGTCACGAGATAGCCAACGCCTGGAACGACGTCAGCCTTGTACGCGCGCGGGTCGAGTCCGTGCGAGCCAAAGTCGGCGCCTCTCACGAAAAGCGGGTTGGTCTCGCTTGCTCGATGGGTGAAAACAAACGTGTTGGCACACGGGACCGCGCCGCCGCCCTTAAAGCGCGCGTATGCCTCGCCGTCGTACCAGTTACGCAGCACTTGGCCGCACGTCTTGGACCGCGTGGTGACATAGACGCGCGCATCGGGGACGGAGCCAGCAGCCGCAAGCTTTAGCTCGATCATGTAGTTCGGATTCGCGCCGCCGCCGATCGTGGAGACCGGAGCAAACGCTGCACGCCAATCCGCCGAGGCGTTGATCTTTGTGACGAGATCGCTTGCGCTATTGAACTCGGTGGCGCCCGGGCCCGAGCGCTTGAACGTCAGATCCAGGTTGGCCTTACCCGTCGCGCGAAACTCGATGGTGTCGCCGTCGTTCCAGCGGAACGGAAGCGACATCGGCTCGAGTTGCGTCGTGCCTTGCTCTGCGCCGTAGAAGAGAAAGCAGCGCTCTTTACCGTCGCTGATGCTCGTGACGCCCGCGACGCCACCGAGCTCGAAGTTGGTGGATTCCTGCTCGCCGAGGAATTGCGACGGATCGATATCTGCGAACCCATCGCTACAAAACAACACGCGGTGTGCATACACGCCCGCCGCATCGCTCGTGGCCGTGCGAATGAACGTGTTGCCGTGCCACTTACTGAAGGCGTTGCCGTCGCCCTGCATGCCGGTTCCGATGAGCGTGTTGTTTTTGATGTCGGGGTGATCGCACGAGGTGAAGTACATGCGGCCCAAGAAGTCCACGATCGTATTGTTGTTGATCGATGGGTACTCGGAGCAAATGCCCGTGATTGGGTACTGACACGAATCGCGGTTATCGGTCACCGCGGAGACGGTCATCGAGGTGCTCGCCTCGGAGAGCGTGAACGTCGAATAGGACGCGATAACGGCGACGTTATTGGGCGCACCGTTGGTGATGTACTCGTTGTGAAACGCGTCGGTCTCATCGCGGAGCACCGTGTTTTGCGCCGTCGCCTTGCGTCCGCGTAGACACTCCACAAACTCGCCCGTGGAGGTGACCGCATCGGCCTGGATCTGGATCTGGCCAGCGCCAGCCACGCCAGCAACCCACGTGTACGTTTGCGATCCAACGGTGATCGTCTCGCCAGCCGTCGGGTTGGACGCGAACGTCACCGTTGCGAAAAACGGATGACGCTGGATGAGGTGGTTATTCGAGATGCGCACGCCCGTCGATGGATTGATATGGCCCGTGAGGTCCACGCCTCCGTGCATCACGGTAATGGCCGAGCTACCGATCGAGCGCGGGCCCGAGTACTCGAAGTCCCACCTAGCAACGTTGTTGCTCGCCACCACATCACGACAGCCCTGCAAGATGATGCACGATGCTGCGTTGTGAAACGTGTTGGCGTTGATCACGACGGAGCCGAAGTTGGTGCGGTCGTCAGAGCCCACCCAGACGCCATAGGTGTACGAGTTGACGAAGTGGTTGCCGTTGATCGTGAAGTTGCGTTTCTGCTGATACCGCGCGGAGCCCGCACGCAACTGGATCCCGTTGCCAGCGATGTTGATGAACCAATTTCCGCTGATATCGCACCCGCTCGCGGGGCCATACAGGTAGACACCGTGCGAACGCGTATCCACGATCGCATCGTTCACGAACCAATTGGTCTTGATCGATGTATAGCTCGGTCCGCTGATCGCGTTGGGCGAGTTGAGAACCCGATTGCCCTCAAAGTTGAGGCGCCCGGTTCCACTGCTACCGCTCGTGAATGCGATCGGCGTGCACTGCTGGAACGCGCAGCGTTGCACGTCCACGTCGGTGTTGGTGCCATCGAAGTAGAGCGCACCGTACTGGTTAACCGCGTAATCGTCGTTGTTGTCGCCCTGAAACGACAAACCGTCCACAACCATGCGTGATAGCCCGCTCGCGAATACAAACCCGCGGCGCACGGTAGAGGCGTAACGGATCGTTGCGTTGCGTCCACGGAGCTTCACCTGATCATAGGCCACCGGAATCTCGGCGGTGATGAGGTACTCGCCAGGCGGGAAAAAGAGGGTTTGGCTCGGATCTGCATCCGCTGCCGCTAGCGCGTTGTTGATCGCAACCTGATCGGGCGTTGTGCCATCGCCCTGCGCTCCGAATGTCGCAACGGACACACCGTCACCCGCACCCGCGTTATCGATGCCATCGGCGTGCTCGTTGATCGCCGCGATCACCTCCGCATAAAACGCGGGCAAGCCCTGGGCGGCGCCATCCTCGTTGGTGGGGTAGAGGTAGTCCGGATCGATGCGGGTTGCGGTCATCTGGCTAGCTCCAAGGGATCGTCCAATTGAGGGTCTGCAACAGCGACTTGACCTGCGCGTCTGTCATGGTGGCCGCCCACAATCCCGCGAGCGTGAACGTGGCGTCATCACCGAGCAGGCCGCCAACGACGTACAGGCCCTTGCCCGAGGCCGCGCCCTTGGCAACCGTGACCTTTTCCTGATCGGTGTAGAGCGTGATCGTGGTGGCGTTGATGTTGATGACGTACGGCCGGATCGAGCCCGTCGGATCCGAGGCGCCCGCAACGCCCGTAGTGGCACCGGAGAGCGCTTGGATCTTCTTGGCGAGCGTGACACGCGCCTTGGCCGCGGTGGCGAGGGCCCCGACCCACGTCATATCTACGTTGGTGGCGCCCGCGATGTTTTGCTTCGCGTAGACGAGCGCAACGGTGTCAGTGGTCGAGATGTCAGGGAGCGAAGCATCCGAGGTGAGCCATCCATCTGCGAGGCTCTGCACGCCCAAGCGCGTCCACCCGGCGATCGCTTGACGGTACGCCTGGCGAGAACCCTCGGAGGCGAGCGAGATGGCACCCACTGATGGCGCAAGCGATCCCGCGACATCCTGCATATCCCAACCGAGCGAGATCGAAGGGACGCCCGCAATGGTGGTAGTGGTGGCCCATTGCGTAGGGTTGGCAGGGACGTACTTGTTGCTCGCAGCGTCCTTTGCGACCGTGGTCATCGACACGGCTCCGCCGCCGATCGGATCCGCGGCCAATCCCGTGGCGAACCCCGAGCGAAGCCCTGTTTTGAGTCCCGTGCGTAATCCGAGCATCGGTTACGCCTTGGCGAAAGCCATCGCGGCGATCTTGCCCTGTGTGGTTACGACAACCTTGGAGCGCATACGAGCCGCGGCAAAATTGCCAAGGTGCATGATGGCGCCACCCACGCCCGCGGTCTTGGTGAGCGCGAGGCCAGAGCCACCCCATCCGGTGCCAGTAGTGGAGCTCGTGGCGCCCGATGGATTCTCTGGAACCCAAAAACCCGTGCTCGCCACGTCATAATCCGAGATCGAGCTCGGATGCGCCGCCGCGGCGCTCACACCGTCGGTGTTGCGCATGGCGTTGCTCGTCTCGATCGTAATCCCGCTCGCCACGAGGGACGCATCGGTCACAAGGTGGATGCTCTCGAGGAGCGCGCCAAGCGTGACCGGAAACACAAAGACATACGTGCCCGCGGGTAGCGTGCAGTAACCTTGAGAATCGGGCTCGATCTTGTTTCCGGTAGCGGTATCGATCGCCGCCAAGATCCGAGTGACGTTTTGGAATGAGCTCATGGCTTATGTCTCCGGGGCTGTTCGTTCAGACATTCGCACATCGGCGGTAACCGTTGGCGTTTGTTGTGGGGCCTGGGGTTGCGGTGCGGGTGGCGGTGGAGCGTACGAAGATTGGAGAAACGCGGCGCCCTCGGGCGTCTGCGAGCCGTCCATGGGCATGTCGAATAGGATCGAAAGCTGGACGCGCCGCACGTATGGGATCGGATCCGTCATATCGAGCGCGCGCTCAAGGATCCGTTTCTGCGCCTCTTGATAGAGCGTGGGGTAAACGGTTTTGAGGGTCTCCACTGCCTCGATCGAGACGTGGCCACCCTTGGCCGCCTGCTCGAGCACCGCCGCGGGATCCTCGGCGGCCTCGATGTAGCGCCCCCACTGCATGATCTCGGGCTTGCTCGGCACCCACGGCATGCGGATCTGCATCGGCACGGGTGGCTCCGCTGGCTTGGGCCGCTTGGCGTCCAAAAACCGGAGCTTGCGCTCTTGTGCGGCAACGATCGCATCCACGATCGCCGGATCGCTCGTGCGGATCCGTTGCTTGACCGCTTGCGCGATCGCACCCGGACGCATGGCGGCGCCGAGCTCGGCGGAGCGCGCGAGGTATTGCTCCGCTACCGTGCCGATATTGCCAGCGCTCGAGTACGCCTTGGCCTTTGGTTTATCGTCACTGAAAAGCACGTGGCCGAGCGCCGCGCCCGGGCCGCCCGCTTGCCACGCGGCGGATTTCATCACCTCGCCTGTGGTCTCGAGCATGCGATCGACCGCCGCATAGACGCGCTCGCGGGTGGCCGCCGCCTTTTTTGCGATCGTGCTCTCGGCGGTGCCCGCAACCTTGCCGCCAAAGCGCCCGAATGCTTTACCGAGCACGCGAGCCTTTAGATACATGCTGAGCAGTGGGCCCACGACCGGGATGTTTTTCGGATCGGGCACATCGATACCCATCATGCGGAGCGCCTCGGCGGCGGTGCCCACATCCTTGGCCATGTCGGCCACGCCTTTGCCTTTGCCGAGCAAGTCACGGAGGCCCGGAGCGTGGGCGGGCTCGCCGCCAAGGCTGATCACGTTGGCGGCGCGCTCGATCTCCTCGGCGGTTTGCGCGGTGGCCTTTGCGGCGCTCTGATCGGCGGCGCTCTGCGCCTCGCGGAATGCTTGCGCGCGAACCTGCGCCGAGGTGGGCGCCATCGGTCCAAGCGCCTCGGTGACGTGGGCATGCGCCGCCTCGAAGCGGTTGATAGCGTGTGCGCTCTCCGCTACATCGTCATCGATCGAATCCACCTTGGACTTGATCGCGTGCTCGATCTTGGCCTGTACGTGATCGGGCTCGGGCGGCGCCTCGGTCACCTCGCGCGCGATCTTCTTGGAGCGGCGGGCGGCCTGCTCCTCGATCGCCATGTCCGCGGATAGCTGCTCCTCGGGCTTGAGGCGGCGCATGGTCTCCGCATCCGCAAGGAGCCGCTCCTCCTCGGAGCCGCGCCACTTCGATTGGCGCCCGCGAGGCAAGAGCGCGTTGCCCTCACCCTCGGGCACGCTCGTGTAATAGCCCGCCTCTTTGGGGCGCATCGCATCTGCGTAATCGCGCGTGGCTTGGTTGCGTTCGAACTTGGAGACCGAGCCGCCTTTGTATTTATCGAGCCACTGATCGAGCGCCCCCTTGCTCTGCTCGAGCTCGTTGAGCCCTTGCACGAGCTTGGCGGCCTCGGGGTCAACCTTGGCGATCTCCGCGTTTAGTGCATCCTCGATGTGGGTCTGCTTATTGACCGCCGATGGGCGTCCACTGAGATCCACCAGGCTCTTGCCTGCATCGAGGCCTTGCTTGGTGGCTGATAATTGGCGCTCGAGCGCGGTTGTGGCATCATCGGCCTCCACGGCAGGCGTGGACGATTGCAAGCCCGGGGTGTTGGCCTCCCCATCTGATACCCCGGGCGCCCCTTTCTCCTCCTCTTGGAGAGCCTTGCGGGTGCGCTTGCCTGGATTCTTGGCGCGCTCGAGCTTGGCCTCCGCAGTCTGCGCCTTGGCCTCCGCCGCGCGCACATCCATTGCGGCGAGCTCCTCCGCCTTACGGATCGCGATCGCATCGAGCTTGGTTTTGGTCTCGATATCCATCGCCGCGCGTTGAGCACGGATCTCGCGGAGCCGATCGCGCGCGCCCGCGGCGAGCGTCTCGCCATCCTGCACGGCCGATGAGATCTCTTGCTTGGCGATCTGCTCCGCGGCCTGTACGGCCTCGCGCGTCATCTCCTGTTTGGGGAACAGGCGTCGAGCCGCCACGAGGCCCTCACCCGCGATCGAGAGCGAGCCACCCGCGACGCCACCCCACAAGGCGCCTTTGCCCATCGCGCCCATAAAGCCATCGGCGGAGAGCTCGCGGTTGCCGAGCGCCACATCAGAGACGTAGGCGCCTGCACCCTGTGCTGCGCCCTCTACGGCGGCGCCCGCGGTGGAATAGGCCGCACGAGCGAGCGCTCCGCCCTCCTCGCCAAGCGCTGCGATCTTGGAGCCTGCACGAGCCGCGAGGCCCGCGGGCGAGCGAGCTAGGAGTGATTCCGGCGCCGCGAATGAGGCCGCGATGGCGCCGCCCACCTCACCGATGGTAGACGCGAGCGGGTTGGCCTCCTGAAAGCCTTGGAGGTCATCCTGCATCCCGAGCCCGGAGATCAGGGCATCGGAAGATCCAAACGAGGCGCCGCGCAATGCGCCGAGGCCCGTGGCTGCGATCGTGCCACCGACACCACCGTAGATCTCGTTGCGCGCGGTGGTGGCAAGACGCCCCGCGGCCTGATCGGCCGATTCCGGGCGATATCCGCGCTCGATAAGGCTCGCCGCCTGCTCGATGGGAACGGATGCAACCTGGCCATCCTCGTTAACGAGGTTGACCATTTCCGGCGCTTGCGGCACTAGCGGAGATCCTCGGGCGATGGCGCGGGCGCCGCCGCGGTGGTAGTGGCCTGTTGGAGCGCGTTGGCGTAGTACGTCCGGATCGCTTCGGTCTCACCCTTTTGTGCGCCCGCGGCGAGACGCGCGATCGCTGCATCGCGTTGGGCCGATGACGCCTTTGGATCGGTCGCCTTGTCCATGTATCCCTTTACGAGATCACGTTGGGCCTTGGTGGTGCCCGTGGTGGCGAACTCGTGCGCGCGATCAAAGTCCTTGGCGTAAACGCCATCGGCGGTAGGACTATTGAGCTCCTCGGCGGCCACGTTGGCCACGTTGGTGACCGTGGGCGCCTTGATCGAGTTGATAAATTGCCGATCCTCCGCGGTCTCTTGCGGGCCCTTATTCATGGGATCCGTGAACGCGAGCGCGGGTCCGCTGTAGCCCGCCTTGTACTTGAGATCCGCGTTGAGGTTGGCCGCGATGAGCTTGCGAGCCTCCGCCAAGCGACCCTCTTGATCGCGCCATGACGTGGCATCCGATGCGCCCGCCCCCTTGGCGATCGTCTCCATGTCCTTGTCCGATGACATGCCCTGTGTGCCGCTCTTTTTCAGCTCGAGCACATCGGCTTGGAGCGTCTCAAGCCGCTGGCGATCGTCGCTGTTGAGCATCGATGACTCACCGCCTACGCGATTGCGGATCTCACGGATCTCATCGATATCTGCGATCAGGCGATGCGTTACCGCCATCTTGTTACGGAGCGCCTTGGCCTCATCCTCGGTACCCGCGAGCAATGGCGAGCCGTCCGGGTTTTTGAGCACGCCACCCGGTTGCATGATCACCTCGCCCGTCTCCGGGTTTTTGGTGGCCGTTGGCGGCGCCGGAATACCAAACTTGCCCACCGCCTCGGCGGCTTTCGCTTGGCCCGCGGCGGTGAGTTTGTTTTGCTCGAGCTCGAGCCCTGCGGCTTGGAGGGCAAGCTGCTTTGTGGATTGCTCCTTGGAAAACTCGAACTGCTTATTAGCGAGCGATAGGTGACCCGCGCTGATGTTGGTCTGACGGCGGGCGTTATCCAGTTGCGCGCGTTGATAGTCGCGATTGAACGCGCTCTCCGCCGCTTGCGAGCGGATGGCGGCGCCTTGCTGCTCGAATTGCGTAGCGAGGGCCTCTCCGCGGAGCTTGGCCTTGTCCGAGCCGTATTGCGCGGCGCTCGCGCGGATCTGCTGAGCTACACGCTCGTATTCCTCGGAGAGCTTGAGTTTGTGCGCATCCGCCATATCACCCGTGATCTGGCGATAGTTGTCGATCGAGCTCTTGGCCGTGCCGATGCGCTTACCGAGCTGATCGCGATCGCGGACTTGCGCGCTCACGTCATCGTGGATCGCCTGCTGAATGATCCCGAGTGCCATATTGGGCCCGGTCTTATTCATGAATGCGTCGCCGAGGCCCGAGAGCGCCACGGAGATGCCCGCGAGGATCTTTCGCCCGGTGTTGAGATTGTTCCAGCGGCGGTTATCGTCGATTTTGTAATCGGCCTCGGTCTTGACCGCGGAATCTAGGGCCGCCTGCTTTTCCTGTAGGCCCTTTTGACGCGCGGCCATTTCATCCGCGGCTTGCTGGCGGATTTCATCGGCGCGCTTGAGGCCATCCGCCTCGATGTTGCCCGCCGCGGCGAGCTCCTGGCCCTCTACGTATCCTTGCGCGCGCGCGGTCTCCGCCTGGCGATTGGTGGCATCGATCTGGCCATCGGCGCCCGCCTTGGCTTGGCCCTCGGGCGATGCGGCATAGTTCGCGGACTGCGCAGCGCGCTGATCGGCGATCTTGTTGGCCTTGGTGACCGCTGCATCGGAGGTATCGATCCCGCGCTTGGCAACAAAGTCTTGGCCGTTGCGCACGGGCATCCCTTGCTGCACTTGCTCGAGCACGCTCGGCGGTAGTTGGCCGCCCGTGACGGAGTCAGCACCGGGCGCCGCGATCTCTTGACCGCCGCCCACTGGACCGAGCCCGATCATGTTGCGACCGCGCGGGCCCATCGTGGATCCGGATCCACCGATCGGCGTTTGCGGTGGCGGAGGTGGAGGCGGCGGCGGAGGCATGTCGCCCACCGTGCCCTTGGCGAGCTCGCCCGGTAGCGCGAGCATTTGCGGCGGTGGTAACGGGGCGATGTTGTCCGGGATCCAAACCTGTCGCCCGTCAGGCGTGATCGTCATTGCCATGGTTACTTGCTCCCACCCTCGATCTTGCGGAGGCGGTGATGGAGGCGGGCGACCGATGCGAGCGCGAGGCTCGTGGCCTTGCTCAGATCGATCGCCTTGCCATCCTTCACCTCAGTAACGACATGCGAGCCCGCGCGCGAGCGCTCGAGATCCTGCGCCATGATGCCAACACGGCGGCCTTGCCCATGCTTGCCCTGATCCTTGTACACGTAGGCCTTGGGTAGTAGCGCCTCAAGCGCCTGATCTACCTCATCGCCTGCATCCTCGATCTGCTCCTTGACGCGCTCATCCGACATTGCGATCGCGGCGCCCACCTGGCCCGCGGCGCCGATGAGCGGCCCGATGTGACCGGGCGCGGTTTGCGCGTTGGCTTGCCCGTACGCTTGGAGCTGCGCAGCATCCATGCCCGTCAGTTGCCCGAGGTACGCGAGCCGCGTTTGATCCTGCATGCCCATCGCGCGGAGCTGCTGATCGAGCGCGCTCAGATCTTGCCCGCGCGCTTGCCCCATCGCGTTGGTGAGCATGCCCTGGGCGGCCATCTGATCCTGCATGCCAGCTTGCTGTGCCATGCCCGCACCCGAGAGACCGATCGCCGCCGCGTTGTTGCCCGCGTTGCGATACGCGAACGCACCTTGGCCACCGCGAGCCATGCGGGCTTGCGCCTGCTGAGCTGCTAGCGCGTTTTGCGTCTGACGTTGTGCCGCGAGCTCGCCCGCACCTTGCTGTTGGCCCGATGCGATGCCCTGCAATTGCCCGATCTGGCCGAGCTGGGATTGCCGAATCTGCCCGCCTGGCGCGAATTGCTGGGCGTTATAATTGGTCTGCATCCCGGGCGTGATCGCCCCAAGCGCCTGCTGTTGGTGAGCGGGCGTATACGCTTGTTTGTCGGGCGAGCCGCCCACGAGCCAATCCCAAACACCCATAACGATCTCCTATTGGGTACGTGCCGCACCCGGTTTGTAAGCACTATCGAGGATGCCACCGATCAGGAGCAACTCAGAAAGCTCAAACGATGCACCCGCATCGCCCGTGGCCTCGGAATCCTCGATCCGAAACTGGATGGCCTGACACTCGCGGTTGAGGTGGAGCCGCCGCTGGTATCGGGTGCGATCTCCGCCAACGCCACCATACGGGCCGTCGCCGTAGATGCCAGAGCCGTACAAGTCCGGGTTGTAGTTGGTGTTTACATCCAGCGGGATCGGCGGGCGATAGTCATCGTCATAGTTGACGCGGTAGCGCACCCACAAGGTATGCGGGCTCTTGTAGGTGCCGAGGAAATACGCCCAAAGCACGCGTTGCCACCCTTGGAGGTAGGGGGCGAAGTGGATCCACGCGGTCTCGATGAGCATCGTGATGCGCGCGTTATCGTCGCGATAT